ATGTCCGTTTCAATTGATCAGGTCTTCGTAAAGCAATTCGAGGCCGATGTTCATTTAGCCTATCAACAGATGGGCACAAAACTGCGTTCAACCGTTCGCAGCAAATCAGGTGTTGTTGGCGCATCTACCACATTCCAAAAGGTTGGTCGTGGCACCGCCAGCACAAAATCACGTCACGGTATTGTACCGGTAATGAATTTGAACCACGAACCTGTGGAATGTATGTTAACTGATTACTATGCGGGTGATTGGGTTGATGCATTGGATGAATTAAAGGTAAATATTGATGAACGCCGTGTTGTTGCGTCTGCTGGTGCGTATGCTCTGGGGCGCAAGACAGACGAATTGATTATCGATGCAATGAACACATCAACATTGTCTGTTGGTGATTATACAACCGGCTTGACCAAAGATTTGATTTTATCAGCGGTTGAAATTTTAAACACAAACGATGTCCCAGACGATGGTCGTCGCTTTGCGGTTATTGGCGTACACCAGTGGAATGAACTGTTGTCGATGGATGAATTTGTATCGGCCGATTATGTTGGCGATGCAAACCCATTGGTAAATGGTTTTGAGGCAAAAAAATGGTTGGGTATTACATGGGTTCTGCATAACGCATTGCCGGTATCCCAAACGAACCGAGATTGCTTTATCTATCACGCGTCCAGCGTTGGGCACGCCTGTGGCCAGGAAGTAAAAACAGACATTTCTTGGCACGGTGAACGTGCGGCGCATTTCATCAGCAACAGTATGTCCCAGGGTGCCGTTTTAATCGACAATGACGGTATCGTTCGTGTCAAATGTTCTGATGCGCCCGCTGCCTAGGTGTAAAAAACAACCACTTTAACCAAAGGATAAATCTTATGGCATTTCAAAATAAAAATCTGTCGGTGATTGCGTATGCAAATGGATTTACATTGTGGCATTATGCATCTGCAACAGAAACCATTGCGACGATTTCTGCGACCGGCTTTTTTAATGATGTTAAAACATTGATGAATATTGGTGATGTTGTAATTATCAACGCATCTGATAACACCGCAATCAAGAAAATAAACATCACGGCCAGCAACGTCACAACCGGTGCATTGGCATAATTATTTATTATCGTCAAATGGTGGTGCAATTTTGCACCACCAATATTTTTTATTAACAACAGTGGGGGCAATTATGCTTACAAAAATAGATTTATGTTCAATGGCACTATTAAAACTGGGGGAACAACCAATTCAGTCTTTCAGTGACGATACCGCCACCGCACAGTTGGCACGAACATTATTTGATCCAATAACAGATGCATTGATTGCGTCGCATCCGTGGCGTTTTGCAACCCGTCAATTAACATTGACCAAAAATTCAGATGGTGATTTCTTGATTCCATCAGACGTTTTACGGGTACTGAAATCGGGCGGTGATATTGTTGGCAACAAGATTGTTGCACCAACAGATAACCTGACAATAACGGCCTGTACACGTGTTGGGGTTGATATGTTTCCGGGCTATTTTGTGTCATTGGTGGCGACAAAATTGGCGATGGAATTTTGTATCCCGCTTTCTGGTGACCAGACCGTGTTCAGAATGCTGGCGGCACTTTATGAATCAGAATTACAGTCAGCAAAATTCATCGACAGCACAACCGCACCCGGTGCAAAAATAGACAATTTTTCGTTAATAAATGCACGATTTTAATGGGGGGCAAAATGGCAAATTTTATTAAAACACAGAATTCTTTTGCCCACGGTGTGGTGTCATCTGAGTTTTTTACGCGTGATGATATTAACGGATTGTCGTGCCTTGAAAATATGGATGTTTTGCCGGGGGGCGGTCTGACACGTCGGCGCGGTTTGACGCATATTGCGGAATTGCCAGGTGTTGCGCGCCTGGTGCCATTTTCTGTATCGGAAACAGAAAACTATGTCCTGGCAATAACATCGGGGCATATAATTATTTATTCTGGTACGCAAATGATGGGTGATTTGTTTGCACCCTGGGGGGCGGACGATTTATCGCGCCTGCAATACGCCCAGCGTTTTGACACAATGATATTTGTGCACCCAGATTATCGTCCGCAAATTTTGAAAAAAACCGAAACGGGCTTTGAATTGGTTGACTTTATATTTGCGCGCAATGACGATGATATGTCAATGAATATTCCATTTATGCGGTTCGAAGATACGTCTGATATAAAAATTTCAGTCAGCACCAGTGACCGCGGCAACAACTATGCTAAATTCACGACCAGTTCAGATTTCTGGACACCTGAATATGTGCGAACGCGCTTTATGTTGTTGGACCGTCAGTGGATAATTGATGAATACATCAGTCCAACCGAGGTTATCGCATATGTCAACGGTACTTACACCGCGCCCGGTGCGCCGGTAAGCGACTGGTTTGAATCCGCGTTCAGTACCCCGCGTGGCTGGCCGTGCAGTATAACATTTCACCAAGATCGATTGGTTTTCGGTGGTTCGCGTTCCTATCCGGCGGGCGTATGGATGTCCCGTGTTGGTCAACATAAAAACTTTAACATTGGCACCGGTCTGGATGATGAAGCCATTTTTATAACCCTGCTGTCCCAGCAGCGACAACAAATTTGTACCGTGGTCAGTGGCGATAATCTTCAAATTCTGACCACAGATGGCGAATGGGCGATTTCCAGTAAACCATTAACGCCATCGGTCATTGATATTAAGCAACACACATCCGTCGGATCTTGTGCATCGCGATATTTACCACCCCAGAAGATAGAGGGTGCAACCATATTCGTGTCCAAGACAATGCGTGATATTCGCGAATTATCATTGGATGCTTTGGGTGAAAATTATAACGCAACTGATTTGTGTGCTTTTGCCAAGCATTTAATGACATCACCGGTGGATATGGCGTACAACGATGCCACCCGGCAATTATTCGTGGTCCAATCAGACGGTAATATGGCTGTCTTGAACCAGAATGGGGCATTGGGGATATCGGCGTGGGCCGAATACAAAACATATGGCAAATTTATATCTGTAACGGTTGTAGACGGGAAAACATATGTCGTATCGCTGCGTGATGATGCGTATAACATTGAATGTTTTTCAGATTCTGTGATGCAAGATGCAGATAAATATGATTTTGCATACCGGGCGGCGTCTTTGCCGTTTCGTGTGTCGCATCACAATGTGTCGCGTTTGCGCATTCGCCGGGTGTCACTGCGCCTGCTGAATACTAAATCAGTATTTATAAATGGCGCGCGTGCCACATTGCCAAATGAAATTTATTCAGAAAATCATCCGGGCTATTCCGGGGATGTATCTGTAAGTTTGCTGGGTGGGTGCCAATCGTGCTTGTCGCCATATTGGACCATACACGGGAACGAGCCCCAGCCAATAACGGTTTTATCTGTTTGTGTGTCCGGCGGATACAGCGTTTAATCAATACAACAAAAGGAATTTACTATGGGACAACTTGTATCAGATGTTAGTGAAATCTTGGATTACAAAGATGAAAAGAAACAGGCAAAATCTGCCCGTCAGGAAATCTTGAAACAGATGGCCGCAGACGATGCCGAAAAAACAAACCTGGTCAAAAAGGTGTTGGCGACCCAGCGTGCAAAATATGGCGCATCGGGCGTGTCGTCGCGTGGGCTAAGCCAGGGGGCGGTCCTTGCGCGGTTGAAATCAGAAACCGAAAAACCATACACTGAAAAACGCAATGCGAATTTGAAAAAATTAAAATCAACACGTGCCAAGAAACCTAATTTATTAAAAACAATATTGTCGCGCTTTGATGACTTAGTCGGCTAGGAATAGGGGGGATAATTATGCATAAAATCTCTTATATAGCAGATGGTGTCACGACCGAATTTGAATTTGCTTTTCCGTTTTTTCAGGCGGCAGATATCCGCGTCGCCAAGGACGAGGTTGTTTTAACCGCTGATGAATATTCGGTTGTTGAAAACGTGTCTTTTGATGGTGGACGCATTGTGTTTAATGTCGCGCCCACCGCGGACACACGTATTGATATCTATCGCGTTGTCGCATTGTCGCGCGTCATAGATTATCAGCCAACCGCAAAAATAGACCCAGAGCATCTAAATTCGGACTTTAATTTTTTAATCGAGGCCCTAAAAGACCTTCACGCACCCGATGTTGATATCGAGGCCTGGCGTAACACGCACACAAACGTGGTGAATTTCTTGGAATACACGAACAGTTTAATCCAAGATAAACTAACCGGTGGTGGTGTGCTGGGGATTTATCGCAATTTAATAGCGGTGCTGGATAACGCATTACCAAATCTTATTAACGACTATGGATACATTACGGATTCGGCCGACGACGCCACGTGCGACGATTACGGATTATTGTAATTTTATGGATACGTGGAACCACACCCTGGGGCAGACAACCCCCACACACCACCGCAAAATAATGGAATTTTTGGTGGATGTTTTTGGGGACGATATGCACAGGGGGCTGCTGATGGCGTTTCGACATTCGGGCAAATCGACCGTTGTCGGGATTTTTGCAGCGTGTACATTGTACCTGTTCCCGTGCACACGAATATTGATTTTATCGGCGCACACGACATTGGCATCGCGAATGGTCGGGCATATCAGACATATCTTGGAAAATCATCCCTGGTGTACGGATTTGCTGCCCACATCGCGTCGCGATTGGTCGTCGGGACACATTACTATCAACCGACCAATAGGCATACGCGAACCGTCTGTAATATGCCAGGGCATCCACGGCAACATCACCGGGATGCGCGCAGATTTAATAATCTGCGATGATGTAGAGGTGCCAAACACATCGAATACCCCGCAAAAGCGTGAAAATCTGCGTGAAAGGTTACGTGAACTGGATTTTATCTTGTCACCCACGGGCACGATGATTTATATCGGCACACCACATACAATGGATACGATTTATCGTACCGGTGATAACTAGGCGTTATCTTCGGCTTTTACCGAACTGATAAATGTGCGCAACCGCCCCAGTAAATCATTCCCCGCATCCCCAAACATCGGCAGGTATGTTTCATATTCTGGCATATCGGCCTGGATTTCTGCGCGTGCACGTTCATCCAGTGGTGCGTTAATAATTTGATTCGCCATATCCCACAATTGATACGCGCGATATGTTTTTGTAACAACCGCCCATTGATTTTGCATATCTGGATGTTTGTCCAGTGCATCGTGAATTGCGTTTGCCCATTCTTCGCCAAATCTGCGTACCACATTCAGACCACGTATACGATTCAGGCCGTCTGGATCGGGGGTAAAAGAATTTAACACAGATTGTAATTCGGCGATATCTTTCTGGGACAAAATGGTGTCGGTCACACTGGATTGTGTCATCAATCCACCATATGGAATCAATTCTGGTTCAATGGAATCCATTGGTGTTTTGCCACTGCGCAGATTTTCAATATGCCGGATAAGCATTTTACCGGTTGGCATTTCGCGCAACTCTTTGATTACGTCATCGGTGGCCTCGTCTATAAAGACTGGGTTAATCGCAGACCATCCGCCAACGATAACGTGTTCCTGGCGATAAAGGTTTAACAATCTTTGTGCCGTGGCGGCGATACGTGCTTTCATAATGTGCCTCTCTCTCCGGTATTATGTTGATGAATTATTCCATCACAATCATAACAACTTTGTGCATTGTTTGCGCGTTAATTTTTTCCTCTGGGCTGGATATTTGACCGTATATTTTCCCTTTGGAATCTTGGCGTACACTAACAATTTGCGCATTGACGGTTGTTTCTGAATCCAACGCATCAAAATCCGTATCAATGCATACCGCCAAATCACCTGGCACAATTGGTGCATCTACATCGGCAAATACGTATGATTTTTCAGGGATAAATCCGCCCAAACGCTTTGAGTTTGGCATAACCGCGTAAATACCACTGCGTCCCTCTAATGACATTGGGGCAACAATCATCGTTTTGTCAGATTTTTTAAACGCGATTGATTTACCAGATGGCATACCAAACACTGGAACCAGTTTTTTGCGCGCACTGTCATACAATTTTGCGCCATACAAACCGCCACTCATATCAATGCCAGATAATGGATTGCCCGGTTCCAGCACAGATTTAACACGTTCTTTGACCTTGTTAATCTGTTTGTTTAATTCGCCACTTTTGTACAGGGTTGCGATTTTATCAAACATACTTTCAACCGTCATCGCGAATGATTGCGCCAATGGTTCGATTTCATTTTCATAGATTTCGCGTTGTCCAACCTCGATTTTATGATATACAGACAATGTCATACCGGCATCTTTGGCGGCACGTGCGATAGTTTTTCCAGATTGCTGGCGAATTTTGCGCAGACCACTGCCGAAAATTTTCAGGCCACCATCTTCGTTATCGTTCAGACGGCGTTTGATTTCGGTTTGCCATTGTTCTGCAACCTCGTCAGATTCTTTGATGAAAATATCGGACAGTTTGCACCCCAAGATATTACAGATATTCAGCAACTGTTTCTGGTTCAAGCGGCGTACACCCTTTTCAATTTTTGAAACTGCGGACAATGACAAACCCGCGCGTCGCGCCAGTTCCGTCATCTTCATCCCATTTTTCAGGCGGATGTTTCTGATATTATTTGGAAAAATAATTTCTTCTTGGGCCATTGTGCAACTCCTTAAAAACTATAATCTTGACAAAATAATAGTCAATTTTTAAGACTTGCGCAAGTAAATAATCACTTACAGTGGCATATCATCCGGGATTGCGTCGATATCAATGGGCGTTGGTGAAAATTCAGATCCATCCAATGGTATGCTGGCGGTTGGTTGTGATGTGACGTTTTCACCGCGTGTGTCAAATTCATCCGGCAGATTGTCGAACAAACTGTAATCGCCAAAGAATGCGGTGCGTACGGTTTCCGGACGTCCGTGACGGTTTTTTCCGATGATAATATCGGCCTTGCCACGGGATTGTTCATAACGTTTTTGCCACGATTCTACCATTGCGGAATTTGTTGTGTTTGAAATTCTTTCTGATGGATTACGGTTCGCCAGATAGTATTCTTCGCGGTACGTAAACATAACAATGTCGGCGTCTTGTTCAATGGACCCAGATTCACGCAAGTCCGCCAGTTGTGGACGTTTGTCATCGCGCTGTTCAACACTACGCGACAACTGTGACAGGGCAATTACCGGCACATCCAATTCCTTGGCCAACATTTTTAGCCCTCGTGTAATTTCGGAAATTTCTTGGACGCGGTTGTCATTGCGCTTGCCACCGGGGGACGTCATCAATTGCAGGTAATCCACCACAATCAACGCAAGTCCGCCGTATTTCCGTGCCAGGCGTCTTGCACGTGTACGCATCATTGGTACCGACATACCCGGCGTATCATCAATGCACAGTGGAATCTTGCTGATTGCGTCGGCGTATTGTGTCATTTTAAGCATATCTTCATCCGTCAGGTTTCCCTCGCGCATTGCGGATGCGGGAACCTTGGACTGGGATGATAAAACACGTGCCGCCAATTGGGAATGCGACATTTCAAGACTGAAAAATACGACGGCGCCCTTGTAATTTTTATTGGCCGTGCCATAGTGTATTGCATTTGCCGCATTAAATGCGATATTCATCGCCAACGTGGTTTTACCCATCGCCGGACGACCCGCTACGATAATTAAATCCGAATGGTGCAGACCACTGATTGATTTGTCCAGTGCCGTCAATCCCGTTGTCAGACCCGATAATTGTCCGTCGGCCTTGTACGCGGTTTCGGCTTCCCTTAATGCGGCCTGTAATGCGGTTGCGATTGAAACAACGTCACGTTCGGACGAACCCGTGGTTGCCATATCGAATAATTTCTGTTCGGCAACCTCTATTTGTCGATTAACTGGGTTGTCCAGGTCTTCGACAAACGCGCCATCCATAATATCCTGGGCCAGGTTAATTAATTGACGTCTTTGTGCGTGTTCGTATACGATGCGACCATATTGTTCAACATTAACAACGGTTGCCCCCGCACCCGATAATTGGGTCAGGTAATCCACACCACCCACCGATTCCAAGACCCCCTGTTGGTCCAGATAGTTTTTAGCGGTAATAATATCGAACGGGATACCGGCGGCAAATTGACGTTCCGCCAGTTTATAAATTTCCTGGTGTGCGGGATGTGAAAAGTGTTCCGCATTCAAGAATTCTGACACACGTTCCAACGCGCGATTATTCATCAACACCGCGGCCAGTACGGCCTGTTCTGCTTCCAGATTGGTTGGCAAAGTCTTAGGGGTAAAATCCATGTCAAAATCCTTTTCCTTAACGCCAATGGTATATGAAAAAAATGCTTTTTCAATGCCTTTTTTATCGGGATATAAAATATTGAAAATTCCGATAGTTGACGCCAATGGCACGCCCGCGTGGCCGGAACTTTTCCCGATTGAAAAGGTGGCCCAGATGCGACAAATCGTCGGCCCCCGGCATTTTTCGGCACAAATGATGCTGGAATTTGTGCCACCTGAACGTATTCGTCTGGACCCGGGGCAAATACACTTTTACGAAGATATGCTGGATATGCATTCGGCACGTCTGGGGCCGCATTTGATAACGGGTGCGTCTGTGTATTGGGATCCATCCACCGGCCGCCATAAATCAGACCACAGTGTTTGTGTTCTGATATATCGTGATGATAAAAATCATAATGTTTTTATACACGACGTTATGTATATGACGGTTTCTGATACCGAAACCCACCCCTTGAATGCCCAGTGTGAACGCGTGATTGATTTTATGCACCGATACGGTATGCGCCGAATAACAATCGAGACAAATGGACTGGGCAATGCATTGCCGGAAATAATGCGCGATGTGGCGGTGCGTCGGGGTCAAAACATATACGTAAACAAAATCACCAATAACCGGAATAAATCCGACAGAATCTTGGACGCGATTGAACCCTTGCTGACCTCGGGGCACCTGTATGCCAATATGCGTGTGCAACATACGCCACTGTTGTCGGAAATGCTGGGTTGGTCACCTGTTGGCGGGGTGGGGCACGATGACGGCCTGGATGCGATTGCGGGTGCGATTGCACAAACGCCGATTGTCCTGCGTCCGTCCGGGGGGATGTCCCGTCCAGTTTATGCAAATACAAATTTCACAATATAAAACAACACAAACAAAAAGGATAAAATATGCAATCTAATTTATTGCAAATGTACAAACGTGCGCTGGATATGCGCGATCCGTGGTTGCGTCGTTGGGCGGATGCACGCCGGTATACAATGCCGGAAACCGATGACGACACGGCAACGCTGTTTGATGCAACCGCAATGGATGCGGTTGATAATCTGGCGGCATCACTTTATACATTATTGACCCCACCGGAATCATTGTGGCTGAACCTGGTCCCGGAAAGTGATTTGTCACCCGACGCAGGCACCGCGACGGATGCACTGCGTGCAAACTTAAATGACTCTAATTTTTATACAACCGTGCACCAGTGTTATTTGGATCTGGTCACATTGGGAACGGCGTGCTTGTTTATGGCGGAAAATCCGATTGGTGCATCGTCTGCATTTTCGTTCACCGCGATTCCAATGTCAGATATCGCAATTTTACCAAACGCGGTATTTCACACCACATCAATGTCCGCGCGTGATGCGATGGAAAAATATCCAACCTGGACGGTGCCGGCAAACCTGCGTGATACAATAAAACAAGACCCCGACACCCCAATTAAACTGGTACAGAGTTTGGTTGGAACTGAATTTACAGCGTGGTTGGATGCTGGTGGCGATATTGAAAATAACATTGTTGCAACGGGAACATTTGAAACAAATCCGTATTTAATTTTCCGTTGGTCGGTGACGTCCGGCGAAATTTACGGGCGTGGGCCGGTCTTGCGTGCGTTGCCAGATATTAAAACCGCGAACAAGGTTGTAGAATTGGTCTTGAAAAACGCGACGATATCCGTATCTGGTATCTGGATGGCGGACGATGACGGTGTGATAAATTTGAATAACATCAGCCTGACGCCGGGTGCGATTATACCAAAGGCGGTTGGTTCATCGGGCTTGACACCATTGACCAGTGGTGCAAACTTTGACGTTTCCCAGATTATTTTAAAAGACCTGCGGGAACGCATCCGTCACGCATTGTTGGCGGACCGGTTGGGACTGTTAAGTGAAAAAGAAATGACCGCAACCGAGATTATGGCCCGTAATTCCGATATGATGCGAATCTTGGGTGCGACGTATGGTCGATTACTGCACGAATTTATAAGGCCACTATGCGAACGCGGCTTGCAGATTTTATCACGTCGTGGTGTGATTGAACCAATAACCCTGCACGGGGATGCAGAATTAAAATACATTGCACCAATTGCACAAATGGTTGCGCTGGAATCAATTGCGGGGGTGTAATAAATGTCAGAAAATATCGCACAAGATTTTGCGCGCACATTTTGCACCCCATCGGGTGCGCGTGTGATTGCGCATTTACGCAAAATAACTATTGAACGGGTACTGGGGGCGAACGCGACGGACGCAGAATTGCGCGGGGTTGAGGCCCAACGTGCCCTTGTTCACCAAATTGAAAATATGATAGAACGGGGGAAATAA